GTTTTGTTCTAACTTGACTTCTTTGTCTGTTGCCATTTATATCCCCGAAATAATATCTAGAGGCTCCCACTCATCTTCTTGGTCATCAACAAAGTATGAGGTCACAGCCAGTTGGTCAATGTAAGAGAGAGCATCAGGCAAGTCATCGTGAACACCTTGGGCGGGGAACATCAAAAGTTGATCTTTGAATTCATCCCAATCTTCCTCAGAGTTCAGCACAATACGCCCATGCTCAAACCTTCCTTGGAGACTCCAGATAATTCTGTCAGTCTTTTTCCTGTTGCCATGCGTTAAGTCAACTATGTGGGAATATACATTATTTTTTCGCATTAAGTCTGACAAATACGGCAAAACAGCGTTTTTTAACGCACCTCGCTCAATTCCAACACTTAAAGGGCGGTATTCCCGTATCTTTAACAGTATTGTTGCAGCAGTCTCCCGAATGTCCCAACGCCCATAAGCAATCTCTTTGACAAACCATTTGCCCTCGTCAGTCACCTTAACCACAGCGATCGCAGTCTGGTCTAGCCTTTTCTTAGAGTTAGCCGCTTGTTTAGCAACTTCTTCAAATCCAGCTAAGTCAACAGCTACAAAATAAGAGCCATGTTCAGGTTCTACCCCGTATTTAATCCATTCTTCCTTGAATACATCAGAGCCAGCATTGGAAAAGGATGCCATATACTCTTGCTTAAAGGCGAAACTTGATAGGGTCTTCTTCGCACTCTCAATCTCGCTAGGGTCGATAAGTGGGTTGTCCTGAGTCGTAAAGTGCCACGATTTCCAATCAGGGTCAGTACCCTCTTGCCCTAGGTTGTACAAATCAAAGAACCAGTTGCGCCCCTTGGGTGTACCAATGAACATGGCTTTACCCTTCTTGTCTGACAAACTTGCCCTAATTACCTGTTCCCAAGTCTCAGGCTTAATGTCAGCTACCTCATCCAAAACAGCGTAAGTAAGACTCACTCCCCGCAATGTGTCGGGTCTGTCGCTGCCCCGAACATATATCTTTGCGCCGTTAATCAAAGTAACTTCCATGTTGTTTACATGGCTGCTTTGGATAATCTCCCTGCCGACATCCAGCAGTACATCCCACACAATCTGTCTAGCCTGACCTTGGGTGGGGGCGACATAAAGAACTGCAGACCCTGCAGGGCAACTCAACCCCTCTATTAAGAGTGTCGTTACCGCAAGCCTTGACTTACCGCATCGCCGACCAGCCACGACAACCTTGAATCTCGTTTTATCGGCATAGACCTCCTGCTGCCAAGGCAGTAGCGCAAAGTTCAAGTCAGCCATCTTTAGCCTCTATGTCTTCTATGTCCTTGGGTTCTTCTTGGTCAATTGTCGTTGTGGCTACTGTTGGAGCGCCTATGCCCGTAATGTTAATGGTGATGGCACTCCTCTGGCTCTTATCCTTCTCAAACATGGAGACAGGCAGGGTGCGGTCGACACACATCTTGATAGCTGCCATCTGTGCGGGATGGTTGTCATTCAACGCTATTGAGATCATCTTCTCAACAACATCCTTACCACTCGACCTGATAAGCATATCCTTCAGGTCTTTGATTCTTTGGTTATCGGTTTTGGGTAACGCTAGGTCAGGATTCCTTGCGTACTCCTGTATCTGACGCTTTAATCCGAATACACCCTTGGGTCTGCCAGCCTTCTTCTTCTCAGTTGTCGGCTGGTCTACCTCGTCTTGGATGCTGTCTATTTGCTCTATCTTCACGATTGTCCTTGGGAGTTGTGGGCGTGATAGGTGGGGACTATAGCAAATTAGATGGTGATAGTCTTTTTTTTTCGTAGCGGGGAGTGGGGGGTTGGCTTTTTTTTCTATTTTCGCTTTTTCAGAGGGGTGGAGGCTCCCACAATTATCACAGGCAGACCGACCCCCCTCCCCCCCATCAAAATGATAAGAGAGTTATCCACAGGCATCTGTGGATTCTGTGGATAACTTCTGTAAGCCGTTGATTTCATTGGACATTCTACAATCACTTACAGAATAATTACAAAAACGGTTTTATACAACATCCATTATGTTAACTTTAAATATCTGAAAGTGTTACACGCATCTGGAAACTGTGACAGGAAATGAAACCAGATTGGCAAATTGTGGATAACTTGCCATCCGATCTGTGGATAACCTGTGGATAACTTTTAATTTCTCAATCTGAAAAGGATTTTCTGGGCGGCGGAGAGGGAGAGAGGCGGTGGGTGCTTTATCGGTGGACTGTCATCGCAATGCGGTTTGGATTACATTGTAAATAGGATAGATTCGCATTCAATAATTAGTTACCAAAGCCACGCTAAAGATCGTCATGGCAATACCGCTAGAAAGCCTTAAAACAAGGATTAAAGCCGTTTTACTGGTTATCCTTGTCTACCCCTAAGAAATCCCTAAGATCGGCTTTAGGGCGGTATCCTAGTTCCCACAAGATTGCGTAGCAATCCAAGACATTCTTAAAACCATTGCTGATGTTTCCCTTGCCAGCACAAAGCAGAATTGTCCTGTCGGCATCAGTTAGCTTGCGCCTGAACTGGACTGTGGTTGTAGTCGGGGGTCTAGCCACGATTCAAAGGCTTGTACTTAGCTTCATAAGGCTCACCAGAGAAGATCGCATCCAGATCGCTTTCCATGTCATCAAAGCCTGAACCTTGACCGAATCCCTCTTTGGGCGTGAACTTGGTAATCCTTGCCGTTGGCACAAGTGCCTTCAGCTTGATGATCTCTTGAACCTGTGGCTCTTGCAGGAATACTTCAATCTCCTCAAGAGTCCAGATATTCCCATTGTTTATGTCTTTGCGGTGGGTCTGGAGTTCAACCGCATCAGCTTCAGTTCTAACGACCACCATAGGAATTCCCTTAATGGACTTCCACTCAAGGAACTGTATTGCTGGATTAGGCTCAATCTCATTTTCTAAAGCCCAAGTCTCTAAAGCATCGAAACCTTTGCACATTCCATTAACTGCTTTATGCAGCCTGTCAATGTCACCCAAGTCCACTGCATCCCAAACTCTACCCATCTGAACCCAAAACTTAGTCCTAAAATCAATGTCAACTAAAGTAATCAATCGGTCAACTCCCCATTTCTCGTAGTGTTGGCTCTTTTTTCTCTCCAACTCCACCAGCACGGCATTAGATTGAATCTCCCACTGCGTTGCCTGACGCTTCGGTACTTGAACATCTGGAACATCTTTTCTTGACCTTGATCTAACCATTTTAAAGATTCCTTAAATAAACGACAAAGGGACAAAGGGACAGGAGACAAACCCCTTGTTTATAGACAAGGGGTGGTTTGTCCCCATCTCCTCAAGGGGACATTTGGGACATTTGTCCCCATTTGTCCCCTTTGTCACTGTATATCCATACATATCAGAAAACCTCTGAACTGGACTTCAACCACACCCAACCCGAGCCTATAACAATCTTGTTTACGGCTACAAGTCTCTCCCTTGCTCGTAGCCATGCTTTCTTAAAGGCTGCTTTATCATCCTCTGTACAGCCTTTCATGCCCCAAAACTCTGCTCTCCAATCGTCTAAAGCCACTCCATACCTACTAGTACCATCTACTTCACGATATGAGCCTTTAGCCTTAATTACTTTCATTAACGAATCCATCTCAATCCGCTGATTGTTGCCGCTACCAGCGTTGTTTTTGTTGCCTTTTGAGTTGCTACTGGCGATCTCAGGGTTATGCCTCACGGCTAAAGAGGTGATAGTTTCAAACCCCAAGGCTGACTCACCGACCTCAACATTCACCACTTCAATACCTACAGTTATGGAGTCTGCACCATCCTTTTGCTTTGTCACTGTCAGGATTGCGTTACCCACTACTGACGTATCTGCCGAATTGATAACAGAATCCTGCCTTTGTATCTCAAGTTCAGTGTCTACAGCACCTAGCAAGCTGGAGTGACCTCGCAGACCTTTCGTTATGTCTTTACCGCTATGGTGAATCAGCAGCATGGCGCACAGGTAGATTGCTTGTATCTTGCCAGCTTGGGTGATGAAACCGCCCATATCTTCAGAACTGTTCTCGTTAAAGCCTCCACCACTCATACGCATCAATGTATCTAGGATGATTAGTTCAAGTGGTTCATAAATTTGAGCTATTAACTCGTTGATTGCATTGATTAAAGCGTCAAAGTCTTCTTGGCTTGACCTGATGTTGATTTGCGCCCGTATTACATAGAGATTTGCGCCATCTGGTGAGTTATTCTGTATCTTGCAAGCCTTCACCCTTGCGCCCATACCGCCATGACCTTCACCCGCTATATACAAAACACAGCCTTTCTTAGGTACTCTGTAGCCCATCCATTCCCTGCCTGTTGCTACTGCTTCTGCAATATCTAGGGCAATGAACGACTTGAATGATGCTGGTGGTGCGTACAGGGCTACGAATGCTCGTCTAGGGATGATGGACTCTATGAGCCACTCAACTGGTTCATCCTTGATTGAGTCCCAAGACTCGACAAGGAACTTAGACTTTGTTTCTTCTTGTGGAGCCTCAGGCACATAAAAACTCAACCTTTGCGGAGTCCAGACTTCATCTGCCGACTTGATGACAGGACAGGCTTTCGCTATTTGCGCTAGCAAGGTTCTTGACCCGTCATATCTGTTGACCCACTCATAGGCATCCTCTTTAGGGTTCGACAGGTTCAAGTCCAAGACCCTAACGCTTTTGGCAAAGGGTATGAGTGCCTCTGTAACCTTCTGAGCGTAATGCCATCCCACCAAGTCATTGTCAGGCACGATTACCACATTAGCATCTTTAAAGTATTGGTTGAGTTCATCATTCCAACCACCAGCACCAGCGTGTGAAGTGGTAGCTACCACGCCCAAGCTGCCCAAGGCATCTGCCGCCTTTTCACCCTCGGTTATGTAGACAACCCTACCAGCGGCTGTTGCCTGTCGCAGTTCGGGCAGCTTGTAGGGTACAAGGCGGCAGTCTCCTAGCTTGCCCACTCGACTGCCATCGGGCATGACTCTGAGGGTTTTGTAAGTCTTGCCTTTGGAGTCAAAGGTCTTGAATCTTTGCTTGATGAATAGGCTTGTGCCTTCCTCATCTGTGTAATGCCATTCATGCTCTAGCACAGGCGTAGAGATCAATGGTATGGGTTTCATTGGCTTAATGCTGTCAAGGTAGTCAGGTCTATCAGGTAGTGCTGGCAGAAGTCCCATGTCTTTGATGGTTGAGAATACAGTGTGCTGATCGCAACCGCTGTGGCACTTAAACAGGAAGTTGCCATCATCTGACATTGAGATTGAGAGACTTGGATGCTTGTCTCCGTTGCCTTGACCATGACTAGGTACGGGGCATGATGCTAGGTAACCATTGCCTACCTTCTTTGCGTTACCGAGGGTAGTGGCTATTTCTTGTGCTGACATTTGGCATCTTTATTTTAGAGGGACAAAAAAACCAGAGTTCTCCCCCGAAAACTCTGGTGCTGTGGAGTGCTAGGGGTTAGCTAAACATCTCGTCATCATCCATTGATGGTGCTGGCTTAGAGGGTGCTGGCTTGCTAGGTGCGGGTTTAGCAACTGGTGCTGGCGCAGAGAACTCAGGTTCTGCTTGCGCTGAACCCTCTTGCATTGCCGCTGGTCTAGCCACCCAACCTGTGACATTGAACTCAGGTACACGGGTTGAGCCTTTACCTACCTTTTCGGGGCGTGAGCCTGTATATTCGACCACGGGTAGCTTGCCCGCATTAGCGCCAGCTTGCGCTTGCACTTGCTTCCACAGACCTTCCAAACCCATGTTAGCGCCTGCGCCATTGGCAGAGAACTCTGCAATACCCATCGTTTTGTTATAGAAAGTTGCCTTAAAGCCACGCTTATGCTCTGGTGATGGTTGCGCTGATTTGCGACCAAGGGACTCATCAGGTTGGAATTCATAAACACCAACAGCAATAAGCATCCATCCAGTTTGCAAGTTCTCGTGATCGAATACAAATTTCTCTAGTGTGAATTCACCATCTTGGTTTGACCAAGCGTTAGCTTGGGGGGAGAAGCGGATGTAGTTACCAGAGCCGCCAGAGTTTGAAAGGTTTAAGTTCATTTGAAGTTTCCTGTTTAAAGTTAAAGTTGAAGTGGCTTGTGCCACAGGGTTGGGGGATTCGGGGTAGTGATTATTGGGTCAAACCTTTGTCACGTGCAAGCGTTAATCCGCTAGATATGCGGGAAGTTAACGCTTCAAGGTTAGGCTTTTGGTCTTTTGTTAGCAGTTTCTCAGCTTGTGCAGGGCTGATGAGTTCGGTCTTCGTTACTTGATCTTCGTCAAGTCCCAAAGCTAAGAGTCCAGCATAAGCCTCTTTCTCATCTGTCCATGAACGTAACGCTCGTTTAGGTTGCAGTTGCCATCCATCAATGACAGAGCCTGATTCCATGCGTTTTAAGGCATGATCTCTCACCGCCTTGATGTAGCCCTCAACCATGTCAAACTTAGTCAGCAAGACGCTGATTTGTGCCTCTGTAAGCATCTCTACTGGCGGTGCAGTAGCTACGACTTCAGCAAGGTTCGTTTGTGCAGGGCAAATAGTTCTAGCGTTGCAGTATTGGCAAGCTGAGTCAGAGGGTACGGGTTGAAACAATGGGTTCAGTGCATTCTCAATGGCAGGGATGAGAACATAGTGTTCCCAATCCACCAACTCTTGCGTTGTCATTGTGTGCTTGCGTACCTCACCATGATGGGGTTGGATGATCCACAACTCGACAGTGTCTATGTCTTTGTAAAGTTGTTTAGCTTCTAAGGCTGCTAATGCGTAGAGTTTTAATTGTTCACTGTCAGCATCGACATAGCCTCTACCAGTTTTTAAGTCTGCAACGATTAGTTTGCGCCATGATTTGCAAATGCCAATAAAATCAGCAGTACCACCAACCTTTACCTGTGGAGTGTCTTGGTAGGGTAGGAATTCTTCTATAAGACCTTCACAATGCCATTCATGGTCGTTGTATATATTAAAAATAGCGTGAAGGTATTGTTTAGCAAAGTCACAGTTCTCCTCAGTCATTGTGATGCCTTCAACGACTGTGCCAACTAAGGTCATGGGGTCTGATTGATCCTTAAAGCAAGTCTCCGCTAGCTTATGAATGGCAGTCCCGATCTTTGCCGCCTCGCCGCCCTCGACATATGGCATCAGTGCTGAGAGTCTGGCAGAGGCGGGACAGGCAATCCATCGGGATGCCGCTGATGCTCTAAGGCTTAGTTGTTTGATTGCCATGATGCTCTTTCAATGTGATGGTTTTCAATGAGTAGTTGGTAGGCTATTTGCCTTGTTTCATTTGAGACTGCATGACCCAAGTCTTCAGGGTCTAAAAGACGCTTAATGAAGACGATAGTGTGCTGGTTCTGCCTACGCTCTTGGTCTAGCTGAGAGCCAAGCCAAACGATATGCTCACGCAAGGTTTTTCTTTCTTTGTCATCCATGTCTTAACCCCCAACAAGCAATGAGTGCTGCATCAGCACGACCATCATCTTTCTTGCGTTTGAAATAGTCCACGTTATACGGGAACAACTCCATAGCCCTTGCTCTTGCACCATCCTTACCGCCTGTCACACCCATAGCTTTCTGCCATGTTTGTGGAGTGATGAGAGTGGCTTTGATTGATCTAGCCGCTATAACACCCTCTATAGCCCCTAGAGATCGCCCAAAGGAGAACACGCTTGTTACCCCTTGCCCTGCCATAGCAAACACCTTTTCGATGTACGCTTCTTCTGGCTGGAAATCATTGAGGATGGCGATAAGTTCGGGAATGCTGATCTGCCTTTTGGCTTTCCCATTGCGGTCTAGCGTAACTGTAGGCATATCAAAAATGCCTGTGAGAGTCTCGCCTCTCATCATTGCTATAGCGCCATCTAAGCCAACGTCAATGCCAATGATTCGGCGTGGTGTAAAGAATTGAGTGGTCATTCTTCTGCCCTTTCAGCCCTGTTTAAAGCCCTAAGACGCTGCTGAATTAGGGAATCTACCGATTCTTCTAGCCGTTGTATTGAAGTCACCAATGGTATGGTTCTACCAGTTGCATAACGGCTAACTTGAGATGGGTCAAAGCCAGCATGACGGGCAACATCGGTGATGGTGTAGCCAGCTTTTTCAGCCTTTTCCCTAATGTTTTCAATGGTTTGCATGGTTGGAGTGTTCATGGGTAAGGATTCTAGGGAACATTGGATTAATAAGTCAAGTGCTATCTGATTAAATACCCTACTGGAATGTGTGGGATTAAATAGGTAGGGGTTGACTTAGTAGTCCAACTCTATATGATTGGCAACTGTCAGCAACGCAACTTAACTTTTAGGAGGTCTTATGACCGATTTCACTTTCTCCTCTCCTACTTTTAATGCCACAACCATTTTGATGGTTGCCAAAACCGAAATAGCTAAAGAATATTTAGCCCAACGTTTTGGAATTGGTTGTATATCAATTGAAATTCTTAAATCTGCCGCACCTTATTTTGTTAAATCTCTTGAATCTCAAAGTTTTACTTTTGCTTAATAAACGGGGCGCAAGCCCCATCTTTCAACCTACTAGGAGAATTGAAATGAATGCAAACCAAAGCAAAGCCTACTTAGCACGAATTGACGCATTTGCAATAACCCGCAATGCGGTTGCTCATGCAGAAAATTGTTTAGAGTCATCTAGCGGATGGGATGTTGAAAGCCTTGGCTACAACATTGAATGCAATTTCCCTGAAATTGATTCTGACAAGTGCGATGCAATAGCTGCAGCAGTAATGCGTAAGCGTTTTCAAGGAGCATAACGATGAAAGAAACAATCCTCGACATTCTCACCGCCATCGCTATCGGCATTGGTTTTGCAGCCCTCTTAGCTTCATGGTGGTCATCATGACCGACCTTCAAGACTTCTGCCAAGAGCATCGGTCAATGGATGAGTTGGTAGAGGCTGGCTACAAGCCTCATAGCGTCTACAACGCTGTTAAGCGTAAGGAGTTGACCAATACCAAGGCTACAGACGATTGGGGGCGCAAGCTGCATGGTAAGGGTCTGTTCCTGTCCACAGTCACAGTTGCGCCAGTTAACTTCACCGCCTTGCAGTCAGCATGGCATACCCCACAACCTCAAGGAGAAACAGCATGAGCATGGAGAAAGAAGTCATCGAACTGGTGAACCGCATCGCACAATCAAAGAACTTTGCTGGCATCTTTATGACCCGTAAGGAAATTACCGAACTCATGACCAAGGTTGCCAATGATGCAGTAGTTATCGGTTGGAGTCATGCCGAAAGTACCACCAGAAAGCGTATGGAGAAGAAAATTGACCTGATGGAACAGGAAATGACCATCATCAAGGAGCAGATGAAGTCTCTTGAACTTGACTTGCTGGCGGCTGCAAGCAAATGAATACGTTCATCAAGTTTTTCATTGCCGCTGCTTGTGCCTTGGCTCTGATGTACTTTGATTCTCTAGACAACCAACCAAAGGAGAAAAGCAATGTGGGAAACAGTCATGTGGGTAGCCGTAATGGGGATTTCAGGGTTCGCATTGGGAATTTGCGTCTGCATAGGGTTTGTTTTGTACCTACTAAACAAGGAGCAAGACGAGTAGTGAAGTGTCCAGTTTGCGATTGGGTGAGAACACCTGACAACCGCTATATGTGCAAGAAGATTGAACGAGTGATTCTTGCGACTCAAATCAAGAAAAGGAAAAAGTATGGGATGGAGAGAATTGACTATCAAGTACGTTAAGGATTTACTCAGAGCCAAGACCCCTTTGGAAGTAGCCGAAAAGGAACTTATTGAGGCACAACATTTAAAGATGCAGGGTGAGAGTGCTGTTGAGTACGCTCAATCAATTGTTGGGTACAACGAGAAACGCATCCACAGGCTAACCAACATTATTGCTGAGTTAAGGGGTGAATACTATGACAGATGAAGATGAGGCATTCAACGAGATTGAGAAGCAGAGTATGTGGCGCAAACGTGTTGTACAAGCTGCCATATCCAAAAACCCATACCGCAATCAAGTCATTGAAGAAGTAGCCAAAGAGGTTGAGAAACTAACTGGCTTTGGTCAGGATACGATTGATGGCTTAACTATTTACATCAGGAACATGAAGACATGAAAGAAAAGACAGAGCAGGGTAGGGCTGTTAATTTGCGCCTTACCCAATCAGAGTATGCCGAATATGTCAGGCTTGGAGGTGTTAAGTGGATGAGGATGTTTCTACAGATGAGTGCAGGGATTCAAAAAGAGATTAAGGAGAAAAAGAAATGAGCAAAGCACAACAAGTCTTTGAAGCAATGATGCGATCAAAGGGTCATACAGACTTAAGCAAAACAAAAGACAGATACAACGTACCCACCTTGCAAACCCGATGGAACTACTTTTTAATGGGGTGGGAAATGAGGAGTGTGTTATGAATAAGCCAAAGACTGTATTCGATTGGAAAGATGGCACTCCAAGCATCTGGACAAGGGACAAGGAGATGCGCCAGATAGCACAGGGCAGAGCATGGGGTCAGGCTGCACAAGCTAAAATTGGACTTCAAGAGAAGCAACAAATTACTATCTATTCACGGGCTAAGTTGCAAAAGTGATTCGTAAGATAAGAACCTTCTACGGCAAGCAGCATGGTCAGCATGGGTCTAAGAAGACCACTGTAGATCATGGCGTAGCTTGGTTATGCGACAAGTGTGGTGAGGTGATCTTGTACGAACACCTCACCCCTAAACACTTCTGTAAGAGGCTAATTAAGCCTGTAGTCCTTGGAGATACTGAGTCTTCCCTGCCACCTTAACAGCAGTCAATTCCTGCTTCTTCAGGTTATTTGGGTCATATGACACATGAACCCAACCCGAATCAGGGATGCCTTGTGTGTAGAACTCAAGGATAAGCTGTGTATAGTCCAAGTTATCCATAATCCACTGAGCCAAATCAGCATTGGCAACGCCAACAATCTCAATGTCTGCCGCCATACCCTTGCAGTGGTCGGAAGTCTTAGAACCACCAACAGCGGCATTGGACTCAGGGCTACGATAGGCAGAATTCACAGTCACAGACTTACCAAAATGCTCACGCACAGGCTGAAGCACCTTGTCGCACAAAGTCTTGAGGTTGTCAATGGCTTCTTCATCAGGTGTGTTATCGATGCCAAGACGAGTAGCGGTGTCAGATTTTGTTAGTTCTTTCAAAGAAAAATTGGCAGATAAGTTCATTTATTTAACCTTTCGTTGTAAAAATTGATGGATTATGGGTGGAAGCTGTCACAAATCAGAGATAGGATTTTACTTGGCAATAGTGCCATAACCAAGGGGAATATCATGTACAAGATTGAGATAAACATTGCAGAGTGGGAATTTGGAGATGACTCAGTAACTATTGAGACAGATGATTTTGACAAAATTGCAATCATCCAAGAATTCATCGAATTCCAGCAATTGCATGGCTGGTGCGTTGACTATGACGTTACCGAAGAATACGAATATAACCAGTGCGATGAAGAAGTCAGCGAAGACGAAGTTGACGAAGACGAAACCTATGAAGACGAAGAATCCGAAGAATACGAAATCGGAGAGATCGTAGAAGACGAAGATGGAGCAACTTGGGTTCGTGTGTCATAATTCAGGTGCAGTTGTTACTTGCAGGGGGGTCTTAGGACTCCCCTTTTTTTGTATAGTTGAACGCATTGATTTCGATTTGCTATTCAATATCGTGATCTGCCTCGATGTCTCTAGCCAACTGCCGCCAATCAAGACTACGGCGGTAAAGCGTGTATACACGCTCATCACTTAAAGGCTCAGATCGGCGGTTTAATCTGTCATTTGCTTGCGCTAAAGCAAGTTGCGTTTCATGCAATATGTTATGCAGTTCTTTGATTTCTGATCTCAGATAAGCAACAAGGTCATACGTCATATACCTTACCCCTAAACTCAACTTGACCTTCAGCCCACTTGTGGACTAACTCAGGCCATAACAGCTTTCCCTCATGGAATGTCAGCACCGCAAAGCCCGAACGCCAGTTGGTTGGCGACCCCTCTAAGTAGTTCATAAATTGAGGCCCATCAGGCTCGGCCAAAGTGCCTGTATCAACGCCAAATCGGTTGCCGTTGTAGTCGGCGTAGGGAGTTACCTTAAGGCTGTGTAGATGCCCTGTAACGATGCTTACGCCAGCATTGACAGTATTGTTGTGTGTAGCGTGTACACCGCCCTTCCAGCGGTGTTTGACCACTACATTCTCTGTAGGCCAACATGACCAACATGGATACCAACTAGGAAAGTGGTCTTTCAGGGAAAACCCTTTAACTTGCTCATACTGAGGTGCATTGGCAGCTAGGCGGTTCTCAAACCTAGCATCATGGTTGCCCAATGTCCACACTAGGTTTACATTGTGTCTAGCTTTCTTGGCTGTATCTTCAATCTCACCAAGGGCTATCTCACAGGCTTTTAACTCTTGTATAACGCTTGGGGTTGAGTCCCATCCAATACGAGGATAACGGCTAATAGAAGCGCCATCAAATACATCTCCATTGGCAATGACAGCCTTGGGCTGAAACTCTTTAATTGCCCAAAGAAGACCCTTGTACGCTGTTGTATGGATGCTCGGCCAAAAGTGAGCATCGCTAAAAACAAGAACAATGCCATTTTCAATCCCTAGTTCTTTCCTAGCTGCATTTAATTTTACAGTTTGAGTGGGATTGTTTTTTGACTTAAGATTTTCGCTGTACCTAATCTCTATAGCATTTTTGCGCCTAAGAATACTACGCAAATCCATGTTGATGGCTTTTGCCATAACAGAACCCGATTCGTATGTTCTCCAAAGCTCAATGAATTCTTCATCGCTGTAAACAGGTTTTGGCATGACAACTCCAGTGAAGTTGCCTGAAATTAAACTAAATCAATGACAACAGCATGAATCTTAATGTGATTTGTTCAATTTTTCATAAACACTGTTGTAAGCATCTTGACAAGCCGTCAATTGTCTGATGGCTTTGTCTCCGTCTTCTGTGATGGCGATAAGAGATTTAGCAGTCTCTCCGTCAAGTTCGGCACTTGTTTGAACGCTATCTCCGCTGGCAACGGGGGTATCTGTGGCGGTATGTACGGGGCAGACGGGGGCTTGGATAGGAATCCGCAACTTGAGAGCGCCAGAGTCAATGTCAAGGTTGCGCTTTTGTTGAGCAAGTTTTGCATCTTGATTTGCCTTTTGAAGTTTGTTAGATTGAGTCTGAATAGTGGTTATAAGGGCTTGTTCTTTCGCCCTAGCTTCAGCATTCAGGGCGGCAATCTCAAGTTGCTGACGAGTAACCTCATCATTTGACCCTTTGAGATAACCACCACCGAAAGAGCCAACTACCGCCATCAGGATGCCTAAAAGCACCCAAGGATTAAATAGGCTCATGGCTTTGGGGGTTCATCGTTGTCAATGGCTTCAGCCTTGGCACTGGCATTAGCGATCGCCTTGACACCAGAGCGACCAGCAACACCACCCAAAACACCAGTGATAAACACCATGATGGTGCTAATCTGTTGTGTATACACTTTGTCGATCGCCGCCATACTGCCGTTCATTGGCTGTTGAACAAACGAAACTGAGTACAGAAACATACCCATAGAACCCAACAGAATGGTCACCAAGACCACGATAACGAATGCCCATACTCTGACTTCAATTTCATCAGAACTAAGGCGAGTATTTGGTTTGTATCCAATGGTAGGCATCATTTCTTCTCCTCGGGTTTAACTAACATTTCAGGGCAAGTACCAGAAGCGGTACAGATTGGGGGTTTACATTCAGCATTAGACCAATTCAATGGGTCTTGGCAAGGGTAACGGTAGCGATCATCACAGCCAACTAGCAGTACCAATAGGATAGATAAGCCCCAAATACAGTAAATATTCATTTCTCTTTCTCTCTTTCCTTTTGTTCAATCTGTCTTCTAAGTTTCTCAACCTTCTCTACTTGCTGTTTGGCTTCATGCTTGGCTTGAAGTACATCCATGTACAACATACCCAAAACAGGCAACAGCAATATGACAAGAACACAAGCAGCAATCCATCCCACTACGTTCTCCCAATCTTGCTTACCAGACCTATTAGCATCCATAGGTATAGGAGGAACAGGAAAGCTACCAACAGGTATGCTTGTTTTTCTGCTAGGAGTCGCTCCCTTTCCTTTCGTAGCCATGATTCTGCATCCCGCATCTTCCTTGCTTTTGCTTGCTCTCCAGCAATGATGTCTCTCATGCTGAACACTTCACTATACAAAGCACCCATCTCAGGGGGCGACTGATAGACCATGCACTCTCGTATCTGAACTACCAACCTCTCCATCTCTTGTTGCGCCAAAACCCTGTTTAGGGCTTCTTCCATCAAGTTAACATCATCAGAGAAAACTACAGTCCTTGCCTTCTCCTCTGACTCCCTGATATGCGCTTCTAACTGCTCCTGTAGCTTGAAGAACTCAGTCAGGTTCTTAACGATGTCAGCTTTGACTTGAGTTTCGTCAACAGCGACATAATCAGACTTTTTAGCTTTGCCAACAGCATTTGCAGCTTTGGGCTTTGGCTTGCTACCAAAGAACGCAAGTAACTGATTCCAGAATCCATGAAGCTCTTTACCAATGGCAACAACTTCTTCACCAGTTCGCTTGATCTCAACAAAAGACTCTTTAGCTTGCTTATAGAGTTCACAGCCAGCTTGGATGTTTTTGACCAAGCCAGCCGCAAGAAGACAAATAGAGATTGGGTCAATTTTAGTCTCCTATTCGGTCTGTGACTTTGACAACAGATTGAACATAGTTGAGTAATCAAGTTCAGGGAATAGACCAGTAACCTTGCCAGCCTGTCTTGAGCCTTGACCAGCCATATATGCTGCCTCACCAACTAATCTAGGTGATGACCCTGCCAAATAAGCTGCTGCAAGTGGATTAGAAATTTGGCTAAACAATCCAGCAGTACCAACAGTACCAACAGCTTGAACACCTCTAGGAGTTACCTTGCTTAAAGCCTGACCAGCAAGTGCTGGCTTGATTGGTATACCACCACCAAATTGAGGTGATGTAGCCTCAAGTTGACTCACTAAGTTGGCTCGTTGCCCATAGTTTGTGTTTGCGTTATCACGCAATACAGTCTGAAGTTTACGCAGTCCAGCATCAGCAGATGCTTTTTTACCTTGAGACAATGATCTTTCAATCTCACGAACTTGCTCTGCTGTATCAGCGTAAGCCTTCATTGTGTCTGCATAAGTAGGTGCTTGTCTTTGAATGGTTGACTTCACAGAGTTGTAAATATCACCGATAGCACTTAAAGTATTTTTCTTTTCAAAAGGTATATCTGCTAAAACTTCATCATAAATAGATTGTTTTAATTTATCTAAACCCTCTGGAGTATGAAATTGAGCAGGGTCTGAGTTTCTCCAGTCATCAACCAGTTTTTGAGCCTCCTCAATCTTTGACAAGCCATATTTGTTAGTAACCTTTCCTTTGTAAGTTACTCTGTCCATAGAGTTTTTCAAAGCTTTGTCGATGTCATCAAAGACCAAAACAGATTGGTCTGCTTTAATGTCAACCATCCCAGATCGATAAGCATCTTGCTGCTGCTGAATCATTGCATTTAGATTAGCTTTCGTATCCTCAAGCACTTGCAATTGGTCAGCAGTACCACGCAAGTTTCCAGTGAAAGACTTAGCCTTTTCCCCACCTGCTTTGCCAGCCTTAAATGCTTCTTCAATAGCCATTGAACCAGCGCCTGTAGTCGTACCCAATACAGGTGCAACTCCTTTAGCTGCAAAAGCAACTGGCTTGGTAATTACTTTTAAAGGGTCTGTATACGCTGCCGCTGTTGACAATACTTTAGATGCTGTACTTGCTTTAGGAACAAGACCAGCACCACCAGTAAATATCAATGATGCGTCAGATAAAACACCAGCGGGGTCAGTAGCTAATGCTTGTTTTGCACTCTCTACACTGCCATATCTGTTAGCCATAAAAGCGCCAACTTGTTCAGCAGACTTCTCACCTTTAAGACGCATTTGCTTTGCTAAGTCAGACTCAAAGAAAGGCTCACCAAGAACCTTTGATGTTGCACCAACAAACAAAGTTCCTAAGTCACTTGCTGTTTTTATAGGGTCTGAAACAGCCTTAAATACATCAGTTGCCATGCTATACAAAGAACTTGGGAAGTTTACAACTGCACCAGTTAAAACCTCACCAGTAGACATTGGTCTTGGGGGTTGTGCTGGCTGAGTAGCTGTTGGTTGTGTAGCTGTTGTTTGTACTGAAGACGCTAAACCTTGCTGACGCTCGTAAGCATCAATTTCAGCATCTGAGTATCCTGCAGCTTTAGCTTTTTCTCTATCTATTGCCATGATTTATCTCCGTTTATTTTTTTTGCAATTCAGGACTAGATAAAGGTGGTCTGAATCCTGATGGCTTCAGAATATCCAAGGCAGACTTACTGTAACCCTGAATACGCAAAACTCCTTCAAGTTTGTTGTATGCCTTTAATGCAATGTCTGCTTGTCGTTTAAGGTTAGCTTGAGCCTGAACAGGATTCATTCCCTTAGTCACCATAGCTTTTTCAAACTCAGCTTTTTCAGGAGCAGTCAAAGCCGCACCAAATAATTCATTCCTAACCCTATTTACATGGTCTTGATAACCTTGCCACCATTGGTATAAATCAACACTCTCAGGGTCACTCAACTTACCAGCAACTAAAACAGCAACTGTTCCAGCGGCATCAGTAGGATAACCAGCATAAGCTGGCTTGAATGTTTCTGATAAATCAACAAGTTTGTCAACTCCAGCAGCTTGATTGGCAAGTTTAGTCCCGTCAGCAAATTTAATTTCTTTGCCATCGGCAGCTTGTAAAGATTTAGCTTGTGCTTCTTTGAGTTTTAGTTCGGCTAATTGAATGTTTAAATCTTTTAAAGAATTGCTTGTTTCTCTTGATTGCGCTCTTGCATCTTTCTCTGACGCATACTTTTGAGCATCATTGTTTATTCTTGTAAGCTTCTCCATAAGAACATTTTGATCTTCAAAATCAAGATTCGCAAAATTTCTAGCAAGTTGCTGTGCATAAGGCAAAACTGTTGGATGAATAGCTTTGCCAACAATTAATGACTGAATTGCATTGTCAGATGTAGTTGTTTGTGTTGGTACACCTTCTAATGGAACAACCTTCCAAGTCCCATCTGGTTGTCTTTCGGCAAGTTTCTCACCCTTTTTAAGTTCTTTAGTCTCAGGAGCAAGCTGTTTGAGAATCGCACGACCAGCAACAGTTGTTGACAATTGTTTTTCAACTTCAGGATTACGAGTCCCATCAGCCTTGAAAAGAGTCTTAGCAAGATTTTGAACTTGTTGAGTTTCAAGTCCTTGAGTTGCTTTAAGCCGTTGCTCAATAATGTCAGTACCAATCTTTCCATAACCTAATAATTGGTTGTAAACAGTCTCATCAACAGTGCCATCAGCATTGACAAGACCTTTAGACAATTCAAGAGCATTCGCTGCCATTTCCCGATCTCTTATACCGATACCACGCTCAGTAAGGTAATCAGTCAATTTATAACCCTGCAACTGTTGCGCTTGAGCTTGTTCCTTAGCCTTCATCATCTCATTACGCAACAAGTAAGCAGTTTGTGGGTCACCACCACGCAATGATGCTTCAATAGCTGGCGCAAATGAATCAGGGTTTGTTGGGTCAATCATCCCAAGGATTTGTTGACGCATTGAGATCATCTTCAACTGTGGGTCTTGACCACCCAAAGCACCGCCAATAGCACCACCTAACTGTTGACCAGCACGAAAAGTCCCATAGTTAGCACGAGCCATTGGGTCAAGATTTGCATACTGAATAGCTTGCGCCTGTTGTGCTTGCTGTTGAGCAAGTTGGTACTGTTCAGGAGTAGTAAATAGACCGAGAATTTCTGATGCCATGATTATTCCTTGAATTTGCGTTGCATGATTTTTATATCAGGGTACGAAAAATGACGAGCTAGGTTGTTGGATATACCCAAAACTTGAATTTTCATAAGGCAAATTTTGTCCTTGCTGTGGTGGGCCAACTTGGTATCCACTATATGTTTCGTATGGTTGATTCATGCCAAAAAACTTCTCAAAACCTGTTTGCAGTCTTGGACTAGCAGCAGCACCTTGCAACAAACCAGCTAAAGGACTATATCCTTGACCAGCCTGTTGAGTCAATGCAGCACTAGTTCCACCTCTAAGTAAACTAGCACCAGCATTAGCACCATAAGCCGCCGCTCGACCACCCAAACCAGCACCCAATGTCAAAGGTTGTTGACCCATCTCCTCAATAGACTGACCAGTACCCAAATAAGCTTGAAATGGACTTAATGCGCCAACCTGACCAGCTTGGTATTGACCCAACATCCCTGCACCAGTACCAAACAAGCCAGCACCAAACGCAACATTACGCTGTCCTTCTTGCTGTGCATTTGCCGCCAACTGAGCATCCTGTTGAGCAATGGCGTTGTAGTAGGCTTCTAACTCAGGAGTAGTAGCACCCAATCCTGCCGCACCACTAGGTCTAGCACCTGTAGCACCTACAGACAATCCACCACGACCTTGCTGGAACAACTGGTTCTGCAACTGAGCCATCTGACGCTCACGGCTAGGAGCAAGCAAATCTTGTTGCTGTTGAATATATTGAGCCGCAACCTGTTGAGGAGTTTGTTGTAAATACTGTTGACCCAAGCTAAACAACCCTGTAGCCGCCTGAGACAAAGGTGCAAACTGTTGTTGAGCCATTTCAGCTTGCGTTAAAGCACCGCCAGTTAGACCTGACAAACGATCTTGATAGGCTTGTAACTCAGGACTGACGTTGTAACCAGCACCAGTTAAGTATCCTTCAGGAGACATTTGAAAGTTAGAACTACCATAACGGGTAGTAATTCCAACAGGGCGAAATCTTGCCGCTTCAGCCGCTAACCTAGCTGATTCACGTTGAGCCTCCGCAGATGCATTTGCCGCCGCCTCTGTAGCAGATGCTTGTTCTTGCGCCCCTAAAAATCCTAATACTGCACTAATAGGCATATCAATCCCCTTTAATCAAAATCTCATCCACTTTAGACGGGTCTTTCTCGTCTGTAGCATGAATGCAAAACCAAACACAATCAGTAATCGCCTTAACCCCATGAATCAATCCTGCTTTAATCTCAATGCAAGCAGGGGCAGTAACAATGTCAATCTCAGTACCACGCAACACAGCAACCTTACCTTCAGCCAAGATAGACAAGTGGCTAAAGTTATGCGTATGCTTCAAGATGGCTACACCAGCAGGAAACCTAGCTTCCTTGGCATACAGTCCATCAGAAAAGTGGTGTGTAATCATGCTGTTGTCAACGGAGTTCATAAGCAGCTTGGGTTGCTGTATTTCCAGACTGGCTATAAGTTGAGCCATTTGGAATAATTGCAGTAGCACTTAAAGTGCCACTAGCACCAACAAGGCTTGAATAACCAATCCCCGTTACTCCATCAATAGTTAATTGGATGAATGAGCCTGACACCCCCGCTATATTTATACTTAGCATTATTGGTCTACCTGTAGAATTTGTATAAGTTGTGTTCACAGTTCTTGTAACAGCTTGCCATGTCTGTCCAACACCAATTGGTTGAACAGCAGTAGCAAGTTGTGTAGTAGTAACACTAGCAGAAACAAGCTGAGAAGCATCGATAGTTTTGTTTGTCAGTGTTTGAGTATCACTTGTACCAACAACAGTGCCACTTGGGGCAGTCTTGGTCGCCCAAGTATCAAGGTCAGCATCCCATGCCTGTACATTAGTGCCAATAACCAATCCAAGATTAGTACGGGCATTAGCCGCAGTTGATGCTCCAGTACCGCCATCAGCAACAGCCAAATCAGTTATGCCAGTTATTGTTCCCGCTGAAATATTTGCAGTAGTTATTGTTGCAGTTGGGATTACAACAGTACCCGTAAAGGTAGGACTTGCAAGATCAGCCTTAGTCGCAACAGCAGTTTGAATATTGTCAAACTCAGTGTTGATTTCAGTACCTTTAACAATCTTTAAAGGATTGCCAGAAGTTAAAGCATCTTTAGTGGCAAAGTTCGTTGATTTTGTGTAATTGCTCATATTATTCCTTTAGCTTACTTTTCCATTTTTGGCTTGAATTTCAATCTTTTGGATAGACAACGCAGTACCATTTATGTCTGATTCATAACCAGTTTGAACAACCTTACCAGCGCCAGACGCAGAAACAGTTAAGGTCTGTAAGGCAACACCATCAGAGTATTGTGCGACTACAGTGGCATTAGCACCATACTCAGCAATACCATAGTAAGACTCGCCTTGAGTTGGAATAGAATCATCAGCAGACAAATAATTTGTCTTAAAGTCAAATCCCCACTTGAAACTAACAACCTGATTTGTGCCGCCAATCACAACAATGGATAACTTCTTCAAAATAGAAGTTTGGTTTTGATTCCCAAGGTCTGCATGGTTTGTGTAATACAACATCCGATAAGCAGATTGGTAGTCTTGATATGTTCCATACAAGCCAATGTAGCCATTCTTGCCA